ACCTTCGTCTCGACCGTGACTACTCGAGCGGCCAGACCGTTCGCCGTCTGCACCGCCTGGCCGATGTCTGTCCAGTAGGTGGCGTTTGGCGGCGGGTTGCTGACTGGTACCGCCTGCTTAGCCTGGTACAACTTGCCGTCAGTGCCCAGCACCGCCTGGCCCGAAACATAGGCCTTATCCGGATCGTACGGCATCGAGTCCGCCAGGTCGGCTATTCCCTCGATCTGTTCCTGCAGGTTGTCGGTCACCTCGCGCACCTGCTCGTCCAGCTGCTGAAGCCGGTCATTGACGGACCCCGGCAGGCTGGGCGGCCCGTCGATCAGCGCGATTTTTTCCCGCATTGCTGGAGCGAGCTGGCCGTTCTCGATCTTGTCCTTGAGCGCATCCAGCATGTTGCTCACGTCAGTCGACGTCGAGGCCACCACCTTCAGGAAGGCGCTGACGCCGTAGGCGTTCTTGGAGCGCACGAAGTAGGCGTAGTTGGTGGCGAAAGCCAGGCCGGTATGGGTCAGGGTCAGGCCCTGGCCAAGGTACTCGCCCTGCGTGGCTTGCGGATTGGTGGAGAAGAAGTACTCGTAGGTACCGCCGTTCAGGCCATGCAGCGTGTTGCCCGGTATCAGCGTGATGGTGTCGATGGTGGCCTGCACCACGCACGACTCAGGGATGGGCGGGCCATCGATGTTCACGGTGATGCTGGCCTCGCCCGAGCGGGTCAGCGGGCCCAGCGCGGCAACGCTCATGGTGTAGCTGCCGGACGGCAGACCAGAAAGCGGCAGCTGCAGCGTGGTGGCCGGCACTTGCTGGGCCTGCACGGCAGTGGAGCCCTGGCGCACGGTCACAGCGTAGGAGGAGACCACGCCCACCGGCTGATCCCAGCTCAGGACGCCTTGGGTGACTTCAGCAGTCTCGTCAGGGGTCCAGGCCAACCCTGTAGGGCTGCCGAGCCCGCCGCCAGGCATGCTGATAAATCCGATCGGGTTGTACGGTTGCCCCACCGCGTCATCGAAGATGGCGGGCTCGTACTGAGAGACGGTCACCGTGCACCCATCATCGGCTGCCATATTCCAGTCGGTGACGATGAACTCGCCAATGATGTTCAACGACGGCAGGTTGGCGCGCACCACCCGCCCAGGGCGGCAGTTATAGCCGGCAAAGTTCATGGGGAGCTGCAGCGAACCACCGGCGCGCGCCCGACGCAGCTTGATGTTGGCCAGGCGCTGCGCCTGGTAGGCATCGGTCACGTAGCCCAACGACATCGACTCGGCGGCCTCGCCACCGTCTTCGTCTACCCACTGCTGAATCCGCACCTCAGGAAAGTCGGTCTCGGCCCAGGTCTGCGAGGCGTCGATGAACGTACCAGTGATGATGTTGATGGCGGAATCGTTGTTGACCTCCGTGGTGCCCGAGACCGTGCCGACGATCATGTCCTCGGTGATCTCGAAGTCATACGGCCCGTAGTAGGCGCCGGCCTGCATCATCCACTTACCGCCCACGCGGATCAGCTGCCCGGCGCAGGACTCCTCGAGCTTCTGGATAACCTGGGTGCGCTGTTCGTCGGCGCCGATGACGCAGCCGGTGCGGTAGCGAATTCCTGTAGTGCCGTCGGCATTGGCCACGGCCTCGTCACACACGTTTGCAGCGCTGGCAAACGTTTCGAAGACGATCTCGTCGTCCGGTACCTTGCAGCGTGCACGCAAGAACCAGAGCATGTGCAGCGCCGTGTTGTCGCTGTACCCGGTCATGCCGGTGCGCGGGTCGTACATATCGTTTCGGCCGCGCACGACGAAGCGCACGTCAGGGATGCCCGACGGGAATTTCTCGGCATTGTGCTTAAGCGAAAGCCGAACGAACGACAGACCCCGACCGATCTGGGTGTCGCGCCAATCGCGGCAGTTGGCTTTCAGAAAAGCATTGACTTGGGATGGATTTACCAGCAGCTCATAGGAGGCATATTCGCCGTAGGTGGCGATCTCCTCCTCGCCCAAAAAAATACCATCCAGACCCGCGATTGCACCCTCGCTGAGGACGTAGACCAGGTGCACCCATTCGCCATCGGTCTGCTCGCCGGACTGCTCCTGGGCCCAGACAAGGACGCCGCCGGTGCTTGCTCGCCCGAGGATGAACCGGGCCGGGGCTTTCGACGAGCGCACGGTCTGCGCCGACGGCTCGCTGCTGTAGCCGCTATTCTTGAGCGAGGCGTCCTGCTGAGAGCCGACAAACAGGCCAACGGCCCCGCCGATAATGGCGAAGCCAATGCCCCCGGTAACGAATCCTAGCGCTGCGCCGGCTGCGACCAGCGCAACCTTTCTGACTGCCTTGCTCATTCAACTCTCCAGACAACCAGGGGCTCGCAGGCGATCCGCCCTACCCCGTCCTCGGTCACCGACCAGAATTCGCCGGCCCAGAACACCGCCACGCCTCGCCCGTTCTCGCCGTCGTACATCGCCACATCGCCGCGCTGGATGAAGGCCGGGTTGACGCGCTGAAAACACGCGTCCCAGGCGCCATCGAGTGAGCCGTGGATCTTCTTCAGCAGTCGCTTTGCGCCGGTTTCAGTGGTGTACCGCCCCCGGTATTGCTCGGCCGGGTCGGTACCGCATACCGCCACCGCGCAATCGGCCGCGAACAGGCAGCAGTCAAATTCACCCCATGAAAAAGGCCGCTCAGTGGCGGCCTTGATGGTGTGGGCAAGCTGTGTGGTCCAGTCTCGATTGCGCATGGTCTACTCGTAGCTGAAGGAAGGTGCGTCCTTGCTGGCCCCCCAGTAGATGGGCCAGTCGGCCATCTGGGCGACGGCGAAGAAGAAGCGGTCATCCTGGTGGCGGGCGCGGTGGTTCTCGTCGGTCCATCGTTCGGTGGCGATTCGGCTCCACTCGGCCATGCGGTCAATGATCGGTACGCGTATGGCGTTGCCGTCACTGCCGTTGCCGCTGTACGCGAACTGCGCGGCGTCCATGCGCCCACTGAACAGAATGTCGGCCGCATACTCGCCGGCCTGGTTGATCACCACAAACATCAGCTTGGCGTTTCGCCCGCGACAGCCCTTCAGGCTGGTCTCGCTGATGATCGTGGCGTCGAGACCGTTCAGGGTGAGCTCTACGCTCATCGGAGACCCCGAGCTGCTGCTCTCCTGGGCCTGGCCAACTTCGCCGAAAGTGCCCACGCCCTGATAGGTGATGCCATCCAGCACTAGGTCACCGGTACCGGTGTGGGCGAACACCATGCCATCGGGGAAATCCAGCTGGCAGGCGTAGACCGCCATGAAGCGGCCTTGCCCGATGATGTCTACCACTCGCTGGCTGAAAGGGAATGCCCCGGCCATCAGAACGCCTCCCTGAATTCGAGCGCGCCGTTGGCCACCAGCGGTCGCAAGGTCAGCGAATGCGTGTCACTGGTCCTGCGCATCTCCGCGTACGGCGCCTTGTACTCAACGGCGGCGCCAGCGGCGATGGCCTTTCGGATCGGCTTGTTTACGTTGATCACCACCTGGCCCCCGGCGTCCGAAGTGGCATCGTCAATGACTTCGAACATGACCCCACCGATGGTGATGTAGTCGCCCATGGAGAAAACCTTCTTGTTCGGCGTCACCCCGCCCAGTCGCATCGAAGAGGCCTGGGCAATGGCCGTGACCACCACCGGCGCGCCGATCGAGTCGGTACGCGTGCGGGTGAAGGCCGGCAAGTTGAAGGTGTTGAACATCCCTTGCAGGCGACCAATGAACGCCGTCAGGGCCCGCTCCTCATCCCGGGACAGCGCCGAGAACGTCAACTGGCACTGCCAGTAAGCTCCCGGGTAGCCCACGATCTGCTGGGCATTCGACAGGGTCGAAGTGAACGCCCGGTTGTTGTAGACGACGCCCCAGGTCATTTCACTCGGGCACAGGCCTTCCGGCCATGCGATTGCCATGTAGGATCTCCTGGTGTTCGATCAGCCCTTGCGCAGCTGCTGCCGCGCAGGACCGTTACTGCGGAAGTCCTTGAGGACCATCTGGTAACCGAGCTGGGCGCCCTGCCGTGCCGCCTCTTGAATCCGCGACAGCGTTGCATCATCGGCAGAACCCTGCACCACGATATGCTGCTGGATAGGCGGCATCGAGCTGCTGACGCCCTGACCACTGCTGGATGCCTGAATGTCACTGAGGGTGCGGTCGAGCTTGGCGCTCGTCCCTGCAGTGGTAACGCGCTCCCCTTTCTGCAGCAGCCAGGTGCCTTCACGCGGCACGCTGTCGATACCGTCGTGCGCCATACCGACCAGGGCTAAGCTGCTGGCCAAGCCTGTGGTGCTGGTAATGGCAGCAGAAGCAGGCGCGGCGTTGGCACCGAACGACGCCAGGGAGGCCATCGCGGCCGCGGGAGCATAGGCGGCAGCCATAGCAGTACCGGTCGCTGCGGCCAAGGCGGCGGACGAGGCCGCAGCGGCATCACCGATGGCCGCATTGACCGCCATTTGCAAACCGACCTTCACGAGCATGTGCAGCAGGTCATCCGCGATACCCTCTGCGAAATCGCTGAAGTTGAACTCCCCGGTTTTTACGAACCCGACCAACTCGTCCTCCAAGCTGCCGAGCGCGTTGCTGGTTACGTCGTACATCTGCGAGGACAGGTCCCGAGCGTGATCCGCGTAGTCCTGCCAGGCGTCTTTGGCACCGTCCAGCCAGTTGGTTTGCAACTCGTCCTGCCGGTTGTAATAGTCGACCTGCATCGACAGCCGCTCCTCCAGCGAGGTCTGGAGCAGTTCCGCCTCTCGTTTGAACAGGCTTTCACTGATGTCACCAGCATTTCGCTGGGCCTGCAGGTCGGCAAACTTCTGGTCGAACTCCTGGCGAATTTCCAGGATGCCTTGCAGGCGTTCGCGGGTTTGGCTGCCCATGCCCGCGCCGACAAACTCCATGTTCAGGCCGGACTGGGCGGTAGCGTTTGCCGCTGACAGAGTCGCTGCGTAGGAGGCAGCCTTGGCATTGTCCTCGTTGGCGAGTTTCAACTGCTTGAGCTTGTCCAGTTCTTCGGCCAGGCCTTTCAGCTTCGCCTGCTGCAGGGACGTGATGCCCTTTAACTTGCCTCCCTCAACCTCGAATTGGAGCTTGGCCACTTCGGTCGCGTTTTTGCGCTTGTCCACCTCGGTGTTGATGAGGGCGATCTCTCGCTTATAGCCCTCCTCTGCCGTATCAAACTGCCCCTGGAGCTTTTTACCTGCGACCTCTGCAGCCTTCGCCAGCGCCTGCTGATCCTTGGTGATGGCTGTGAACGTTCCAGCACCACCCTTGCGCATCTCTGCCAGCAGGTCGGCAAGCTCCTTCACCTGGTTTGTGCTACCAGCGCCTGGATTCTCGTCGAAGGACGCCATCAAGTCACCGTACCCGGTGGCTAGTTCGCCCATCTTCGCCTTGGCATCGCCAATGCTTTTGCCTACTTCATCGATATTTTTGAACGCGTTATAGATACGCACTGGCGGCAAATAGCGATCCCACCACTTGGCATCCTCCCCGCCTACCATCGCGTCATCTACATCAGACAGAGACGTCAGCCCTATGCCGAGCAAATGGATGCCAGCCACTGTACCAACGGCATACTTGCCCAGAGCTCGCAAGCTAGCAGCAAGGTCGTCGGAAACTCGTTTGGCGAGCACACCGTTGATAGTTGTATCGCTCAGCCTCGTAGCAAAATTCGCGAGCGTAGGGAGCATTGCGCTAGTGATCTGGTTAGAGAGTCCACTTACAGATTGATCCACGAGCCAGGTTGCAGCTTTCAGCTCTTGCGCGGCACGGATGGTCTTGTCATCCATGATTGCGCCAGCAGCTTCGGCTGCATCACCAAATCGCTTGAACCCTTCCGAATTATTCCTGAGCAACGGCAAAAGTAGAGTGGCATCATTGGCAATCGCTTCAAGATAGAAGGTCATATCCGATTGACTAACCTTCGCTTTTTCGAGGCTAGACACGTAAAGCCCAAGAGCCTGACTACCGCTTAGATTCCTAAACTGCTCAGCCGTCACACCAACTTTTGGAGCGATCTGCTCAAAAAAGTCGGCCATTTCGCCGCCACCAGTATTAAGAAAATCACCAACCTTATCGTTTACATCTTTCAGGATGTCAGAAAGTTTGTCCTGCTCTACCCCTACCGACTTTGCGCCCGCCGCCAACTTTTGAAAATCCGAAGTACTGACGTTGGCTACCGATGCCAGGTTGGTGATCTCTGACGCTGAGTTTATTGCTGACACGGTGATGGCAGCGAGCGCAGTTACGCCGGCAGCGACCCCGGCACCGACTGCCGCACCCACTGCTTTGGCATTTTTTTCAACTTGCTTGCGCCACCTCTCCGAGCTGCGTTCGGCCTTGTCCATTCCCGCTACAAAACCACCAACTTTCGCTATCACATCAAGAGTCAACGTACCTAAAGATCTTGATGCCATAAAAACACTCCAAAAAAAACCCGCCGATTGGCGGGTATGCGTTGTTAGCCCAAGAGCCGGGATTTCTCCCTTTCAAATTCGTCTGCCGTGAGATCTCCTTTCCTTTTCAATTCAGAGATCCGCTCAAGCTCTTCATATTTACTGGGCCCCGAAGAACCTGAACTTACGACATCATACCGCTTGGTGCTGCCAACGAATGCCCATACCAAACAAACCACCCAGACAATCCCAGTCCAACCCAACAACAGATTGATTAAGAAAATCGCCGTGTAGTTTTCATGACGACGATAGAATGCCACCATCATTGGCAGGATATAAATGAAGAATGAGGCTGCAGCTAAAATGAAATAGCTGCCGTAGATGAGTTCCATGGCCACTCCCTTGGGTCGAAACACATCAATCTACCACCTCGCCCGCCGATGGCCAAAAGTGATCACGTCCAAGTCGCCATTGCTAGCTCCAGGCTGGCCACCACCTGATCGCCATGCCTCATGAAATCATCGGGAGTGTACGGCTCTGGCCGGCGCTTACTGTCTCTCACCTGGTTGGCCAGCATCGAGGCCAACAGGGCAGCCCCTCGCTCGACACGCATCCCCAGATTCAACGAGCCGCGTCGCCTCTGGTACTTCACCCAGGAGTGGAACTCCCGCAGGCTCAGGTTTTCTTGCGCCTCCGCGATGGTGCGGCCGCCGACTCCGGCGAGGACAAGTTCGTGCCAGAGCTCGTCGAGGTCGGTGAGCTCGTCGTCTTTCCCAGGTTGTTCACCTCGTGAATGGCGGTGAGCAGAGCCACAGTGAGGTTGCCGTCGAGGGCGCCAAGACGCTTGGTGCTCTTCGGATACTTCGCCAGCTCAGCCTTGTCCAGTGGACCATGGGTGATATCCAGGACCGAAAAGACAGGCTGGCCTTCCTCGTTACAGATCGCTGCGGCAATGCGACCGGCGATGCTGTCTTGATGGCCTGCTGCGGCCAGAACATCACTGACGGCTGTCTGGTAGCCGAGCGGGCGCACAAACACGGTACCGCTGAGCTGTTCGCCGCCCTGACGCCAGGTGATTTCCTTTTCAACGGGTCGGCCAGTGAACGAGCCGACCTGCTGCAGCGTTTCAATGTTGAGCTTCATGGGCCACCTCAAGCGGTCTTCTTGATCCAGGCGGAACCGCCCGAGCGCTGAATGGAGACCGCAGTGCTAACGACGGAGTTGGCGGCGAAGTCGAACGGGAAGTCTGCGACATAGCCTTGGAACACGAACCAGGTGCGGGACGTGGGCAGCTCGAAGTCATCACCTTCGGTGTTGAGGGTGGGCACTGCCGTCGGCTCTCCGTCAGCATCCAACGGACCATCAGACCAGCCCACTGCCCAACGGATGGTGGTATCGCCGTCTGCTTCCGACAATTGATGCAACCGGATGTGACTCGGGCTGCTGGGGTCAGCGTTGATGGTCAGGGAGGCCTGGCCAGGCGTGCGCAGACCGGGTTTGTAGGAGCGATCCTTTGCCTTCAGGCAGGTATCTTCGATCTGCTCTTTCGGCGAACCACCAGGACTGAAGGCGGTAGCGCACTCCACCTCCATCACGGTCATCGGGCCGGTTCCAGAGGAAGGGGGTACCAGGGCAAACACCTGGGTACCTTGGGTCAAAATCGACATGGTGGTCTCCTGTCGGGCAAAGAAAAGCCCGCGCTTGGCGGGCTGGGTGAGCTGTTTGGTTATCCAGAGTGGATGAAAATCCAGTAACGGGCCGGCCAATAGCCGTAGTAGCGTTGTGCCTTCCAATGAACCGCCCCAGCCAGGTGCCGGAAAACCCATGGACTGGGGCATATGTGATCTAGGAGATCAAATGAGCAAAGTAGGTCTTTCTTCATTCGAAGCAGGCGTGATGTCTGCTCTTGGCGCCATTTCCCTGTACCTTCGCTCTCGGCCGGATTACGACGCCGCTGAGTTGCAGAAATATGTGAACTTCTTCAAGAACACTCGTCAGGATGATGCGGAATCGACAGCTTTCAATTTGCCGCTTGACGCTGTTGGGGGAGACCTCAGCAACGTTCAAGAAGCAATCAAGAACGGCGTAGGCGCAACACCGCGCTGATTAGCCCTGCGCATTGTCGGCAACAACCGCGCCGACAATGCGCACTCGTCCATCTTGGCCCACCTCAAATACTTGCTTCATATCGTTCTCCTGCGGCATCGCCGCTTCATTTACCGGCGGACTATCCAGTCGACGTCGAAGCTGGTTCGGAAATTCTTGGTTGCTGAGTCGCGCGACTCCGCGCCCCAGCGGGTGACGTAGGCGCGCAATTCAATTGCATCGCGGATAGCGTCGCGCACCTGGCGGACAGAAGTACTGGTAGTGCCGTACACGTCGACCTGCAGCGTGAAGCCGTCGGCGTCAGGGCGGCCGGCCAAGTAGTTCTCCGGATCGCCATTGACTAGCTGCCACACAGCATATGGTTTGGTAACGCCCTCGGGGGCCTCGCCGAACGAGTAGAGCCGAAGATCGGCACCGGAACTGAGCAGCGCCGTCACGGCCGCTGCCTGGGAGCAGATCTGAAAAATAGGTGGTGTCATGAGGATGCAGCCTTTTTCGCAGCGCGCCGCATGGCGCGGTCTATCGCCTTCTCGTATTCAGTGACGAAGGTGTTGGTGACCTCGCTGATGCTGTTGGCCAGGGCCGGGCGCATGAACGGCACGGCGGCCATGTGCTCAGTACCGAATTCGATCAGGCGCCAGTGCGGCGTTGGGGAGTTCGGACTCAGGTCGCCTCCATTCTTGAGCACCGCGCCGTGCAGGACGCCAATACGAAAGCTCAAGTCACCGGTCTGCTTGAACAGCTTGCCGTTCCAGCGGAGGGCGATATTGTCCGCGATCGAGCGGCCCGTTTCCTTGTCGTCGATCCGCTCAGCGCCTTCCTTGGCCTTCCGGACCACAACCTGGGCGGCCTTCCGCAGAGCCGCCCGACCGCCCTTTCGTCGAACGTCATAGCTGACCGAATCCAACTTTCCCAGCAGGCTGTCCAAGCCGGTGATGTTGAACTCGACACCGTCAGCCATCCTTCACCCCCTTCGACACCATGATGGTTAGGTACTCCTGGCCTGACTTGTCATCCTCCAGGGGTGGACCTTCGATGCTGTACACCTCGCCGCGGTAGATGATCCGCATTGAGGACAGGACACCCGGCCGGTAGCGGATCACCATCCGTTTTGTTGCTTCGGATTGGGCGGCCTGGGCGGCGACCAAGTCGCGGGCTGACAATGGTTCCACCCGGGCGGGGCATTTGGGCCATTTAGCCACCCACGCCGGCTCCGAAAACTCACCGGTATCAGGGTCCCGGGCCTCCGTGAATTCCTCGATGTCGATCCGGTGCCGGAGCTTGCCGGCCTGCATCACACACCCATCCGGATGCGATATGGCATCAGCAGGTGTTGCGAAGCGATCGGCAGCTCGGTGGCGATGGTCCCAGTCACAACATCCTCGCGATTGGCGAACAGGTGGCCCAGTTTAAGCAGGCAGGCAGCCTGGATCGCAGGATTCAGCACCATGCCGTATGCGATGGCATCCGCCACGTCGTAGGCATCCGCCAGGCACTTGCGCGCGTGCTCGAGCAGATGGCATCGCAGGGTGTGATCCTGCTCCGCGTCAGCCGCAGCGATGGCGGCTGCATTGGCCTCCTTGGCTTCTTGCATTGCCGCTGGCACGCCGGCGCGGGCGGCGTCGAGCGCCACCTGGTCAAGGTAGAAACGGCGATTGAGGAACTGCATGGCCGCCTCCTCTGCCGCCTCGAGCTGGGCCTGGACCAGAGCCTGGTCTTCAGGCTCTGCTAGCAGATGGTGCATGGCCAAGTCGATGGCGATCACGGACATGGTCATTCAGCCTTCTTCTTGGCAGCGGCCTTGGGCTTGATATCGGTGGAAACCGATGCCGAAGTCGTCGCGGCTGGAGCAGCATCACCCAGGGTCAGGTCGACCAGCGCTTCATCGTCGCCTCCATGCTTCTCCGCATAGCCCTTCTGGATGAGCTCCCTGCCGTGCTGCTCGTCAGTGATGAACGGGCTCCCTTCAACCAAGGTCTTCCCACCTAGGTAAAGTGGCTTCAAGGTCTTCATTTTCATGACAGCCTCCAGCGGGCCGCCGCGCGGGCGGCCCGTTCAGGTCAAGGGGTGGTTGGAGCGGTGAAGTTGCCGTAGATGAAGGCTTCGGGTCGCTTCACCGCCAGCGCCACGCGCTCTTCGCAACGGATCGAGATCATGTTCTTCTCGAAGTCGTCGGCGTTCTCGGTCGAGATCACCACGTTGGCGTCTTCGCGATCGAACAGCTGAGCGCCCGTCTGGAAGGCGCCGGTCAGGAACTTGCCCTGGAAGGCGGCGATTTCGGTGGCAACGACCGGCAGACCCCACAGCAGCGGCCCGGTCAGGCCCAGTGGGTTGGCCAGGATGTAGCGGCCAAGGGTGTCCTTGGTCAGCTCGATCTTCGCCCAGTCGATGAAATGCAGCACGTGGCCCGAGGCGGGCAGGCGCGCCAGCTGGGCCTGTAGCATGGCCAGGCGGAGGTCGTCGATGCCGGATTGCTGATCGACTTCGAACGCCGCTGCGAAGGCGGTGGCCTGCGGCACGATGCCATGCAGATGCACGCCGGTACCGTCACCGAACAGAATTTCCTGCTCTTCGGCGTACTTCAGGCCGTAGCGCATCTCGGTGTCGATAGTGGATTGCAGCTGTGCGAAGTCGTCCAGGATCTGCTTGGACGCCTTGAACATGTGAGCGATGGTGCTCACTGGGGTGATCTTGGTAGCGAACTGGATATCGCTGTACGGCTTCGCGGTGTTCTCCGCCACGACGCGGGCAGCGTTGGTGAAGCCGGTCTGCTGCACCCAGAAGATCGCGGGAGAGGTGGTACGGCCCGGAGCAATCAGGTCGCGGATGAACAGGCGCTGCTTCGGCTCGGCATCGATGCCGGGCAGGCGCTGTGGTTCGACCACGCCCTCGGCAACGCCGGAGCTGATCAAGGCGGCCTGCACTGGCACGCTAACGCGGCGATTGCCTTCGATACTGGCTGCGAACTGCTTCAGCGCTTCGCTCTTGATCACGACCCCGCCAACGGTGTCGCGGGGTGTGGCAGAACTGTTGCCTGGGTTGCGCACCAGTTCCTGCTCCATTTCACCCAGGCGAGCCTTCAGCTGCTTCTCGGCTTCGGTGAGCGAGTTGAACTTGGTGGCCAGCTCGTCAACGGTCGCTTTGGTCTCGTTCGACAGAGATCCAGCCTTCTTGGCTTCGTTCAGGGCATTTTCAGCCTGTTTGCTGAATTCGTCGGTCGCCTTCTTCAGTTCGGCGGAGACGTTCTTCAGCAGTTCTGCGGTGGATTCGCTCATGATTTTGCTCCGGTTTGGATAGCTGCTGCCGAGAACCGCGCAAGTGCGGCTTGCAAGTCGGCGATGGGATTGGCCAGGTCGGCCGGTGTCTCGGCAGCGTTCTGCTTGCCGGAGCTGGTAGCGCCAGGCGTACCAGCTTTGAGGTCTTGAATCAGTGCGCGCCGATCTGTGCGCGACATGCCCTGCTTTGCAAGGATCATGTCCAGGCGCCGGGCGGCCACTTGGTGTGGCGCGGACGCCTGTGGGTCTTCCTGGATGGCATCCGAGGCAAGGAGGCTGTCAGCGAAGCCAGCCTCGATCGCGGCGCTGCCGCCCATCCAGGTCTCTACGTCCATCAGCTTGCGCATCGCCTCCGGCTTATCGCCGGTGCGAACCGAATAGATATCTGCCAGGGTTCCGTCGATTTGCTCGAGGAAGTCGGCCACTTCGCGGATCTCGTTGCGATCGCCTGCGGCCATGGTCCAGCTGTTGTGAATCATCAGGAAGCCGGCCCGGGCGACCTGGATTTCATCGGCGGCCATGGCGATGAAGGATGCGGCCGACGCAGCAAGGCCCAGCACCTGGACGGTCACCTTGCCCTTGTGCTCGCGCAGCAGGTTGTAGATGGCCAGGCCTTCGAAGACATCGCCGCCAGGGCTGTTGATCTTCACGGTCACGTCATTGTCGCCAATGGAGCGCAGCGCGGCGCTGATCCGCTTGGCCGTTACACCTTCGCCAGTCCACCAGTCGAAGCCAATCGGGTCGTACATGGTGATGGTGTTGTCGTCGGTCGCTGCGGCTTTGATCGACGGGTTCCAGCGCTCCAGCGCCATCGGCATGAGATCACAGTGGATCTGCGCGCGCGGGCGTGCCGCCGGAGCCTCCGGAATGGTCTTCAGTGTCATGAGTTACTCCAGGGTCAGGCTGCTTTGAGCAGTGGCAGTGAGATCAGGGCATGGGCCATCACTGGGCCGTCAGGGTTTCCAGATTCCAGCGCCTTGGACGCCAGATCGAATGCATCACTGATCGCCCCCTTGTCACCGCTCTGGTTGGCGGCGGCGATGCGTAACATGAAGGCGGTGGCCGCCGGCGACACGCCAGCTGACTGCTTGCCCAACTGGTCGAGCGGTACCAGCGCCGATTGCACGGTGAAGGTATCGCCACCAGGGATCGGTGCCAGGTTTTCGAGACGGCGCACTTCGTTTCGGCTCATCCAGCCATTTTGCAGGGCCGTGTTGTACCAAGCGCCGCGACCTGCGCTGTCAGCGCGCAGCAGACCCTCTACGGCGAACTCAGCAAAGAACTCATCGGCATCAACCTCACCGATAAGGCAGCGGGTGATTTCCTGCTCGATGTTCACGAGCAAGGGACGCAGGCTGTTGGTCAGGAAGTGCAGGTTCTGCGCCTCAACCGAACTGGCCCAACTGGACTGTTTGTCCATGTGCCCTACCATGAACGGCGGCACGCGGAACCATCGGCAGATTTCTTCAACGTTGAACGACCGCGACTCCAGCATCTGGGCTGCCTCAGGGTTCATCGTGATGCCCTGGTACTTCATGCCGGCCTCGGCCACCATGATCTTGCCGGCGTTCTTGGAGCCCATGAAGGCGCCAAGGCTGGCCCTCAACTGTTCACGTTGCTCTGGCTTCAGAAGCGTGTCGCTGCTCAAGATGCCGGAGGCCTGCATGCCTTGGGCAAACACCTTCGCAGCGGCCTCCTCCGCCGACATGGCCGAGCCGAAAATGTCACGACCCGTGGTCACGGGGAGCATGCCGCACACACCATCCAGGCCGAACCCACGGATGTGCATCAGGCTCTTTTCGGGGATGTCTCGGTCCGTACCGTTTTCAACGTAGGTGTACTTGAGCCTGCCGTTGTCCTGCCGCTTCACCTTCATGCACTGAGGCAGCAGCGGCACCAGTGCAACCAGGCGATTGCCGATGAACTTCTTCTCGACAAAGGCATTGCCTCGGAGGCAGATGCTCGCCACCACCAGCAGCATGAAGCGTTGCGGGGTCATTTCGCTGTTTGGCACCCGGCACAGCAGCCTGAACAGGGGGTGATCCTTGGCGGTTTCACGTGACCCATCAGGCATGCGCCGGTACAGCTTCAAGGGCAAGGTAGAGACCGACTCCGACAGCAGCCGAACGCAGGCCCATACGGTGGACAGCTGCAGCGCCTTGTCTACCGTGACATGCTGGCCGCTCGCCGAGGTGCCAAACCATTCCTGCCAGAAAGCGCCATCCTTCAAGCTGATGGGCACGCCCAGCCAGTCCAGCACAGCAGACTTGATCCGCCCTGGTTTCTTTTCGCGTGCCATTACAGTCCCACCATAATCGGGTTTTCAAAGAAGCCGCTTGCGTCCGGTTCGCCAGCGTTCGCCAGCACTCGCCCGATGGCCATGATCAGCGCGACTGCGCCATCTATCTTGTTGTCGTCGCCCTGCTTGATCGGACGCACTACGTCGTCGTTGCCAGGCAGGAACTTGCCGATCACGTTGCCGATACACCAGGTCATAATCGGGTTGCCGTCGTGATGGAAACGCCCAGCCTCGATGGCCGCCTCCAGCTCCTTCATGGCGTCCGACATGTTGGTGTAGTTCTGCGTGATCGTGATCGGATTGAAGCCTTCGTCGTCGAGCTCATGGCTCAAGCCGGTGGCACCGTGCGGGTCAATTGGGGCTTCCCTGATCGGCGCCTGATGATTCGCCTCTTTCGTATCCTCGAGGATTTCCCGGTAATCGATCTCGGCGCCGGCTGTCGTGGTCAGGTGTCCCGAGTTAATCCAGGCCTGGAAGCGCTCAGACATGCGCTTGTTGTCCGGATCGAAGGCCGTGTCCTCGGGCACCCAGAACGCCGGGGCCACGCTGTAGTAGTGGATCTTCCCGTCGATCTCGCGCCAGAACAACCGGGCTCGGGAGTTCATGTCCAGCTTGCGCGCTAGGTCGAAGCCCGCGATCCACTCTTGGCCCTCGAACTCCTCGAGGGAGAGCGTCGTGTCCTCGCAGGCCTTCCAGCTCTCCATGTTGAAGAAGCCGGACTTGGCGCTCACCCACAGGTTCAAGTGCTTGGTCTTGAACGTGTTGGTGAACCGCGCCGAGCGAATCGCCCTGGCCAGCTGGCTCTCCAGGTACTCCTGGAAGACAGACACGCCCATGCAGGGATTGGCCTTGGCCAGGTTCTTCGGGTCGGTCCAGTCGTCGCCCTCGTCGAGCGTCCAGATGTAGCCGAACAGCTCATCGTCCGGCACGGTGCCGTTGAGCATCTCGATGACCTGGCGGCGCTTGTCGTAGCACGGCCCCTCGATGTTCGCGCCGGCGGTCGTGATGATGAACATCAACGGCTGGCGACGGGCGCCCATCCCGGTGAGCATCGTGTCGTATTGGGCCGCGCTGTCGTGCTCGTGGTATTCGTCGATGATCGCGCAGGACGGCGACGCACCATCACCCGGGTTGCCAATCAATGGCTCGAAGCGGCTGCCGTTCGACGGGATGTTCAAGTTCGAGGCGTTAACCTCGATGCCTGCCGCCTCGATAAGCATGGGCGACCGGCTGACCATAAGCCTTGCAGGCCGGAACACCTCCCACGCCTGCTTCTCGGTGGTCGCACCGGAGTAGACCTCGGCGCCGAATTCGTTATCGGCGGTGAACATGCTGATGCCGACGCCGGCAGCGATCACCGATTTGCCGTTCTTACGCGGCACCTCCCAGTAGCTCTCGCGGAAGCGCCGATATCCGCCCTTCTTCCGGACCCAGCCGAAGGTGCAGGCCAGGCCGAAGAGCTGCCAGGGCTCCAGTGTGATCAGCTGTCGCTTGAACGCCCATTCGCCCTTCGTGTGGGGAAGCAGCTGCATGAGGCGCAGCTTCTTCTCGGCTTTGGCCGGGTCGAATTTGTAGGGGTAGTCCTTCGAGCGGCTGGCCGCCACATCATCGAGGTGCCGCTCGATGGCCTGGTGGATGAAACGGCAGGCGGGAAACTTCCCTTTGAGGACGGACTTTGCCCACGCCATCGCCTTGTCGACGTTGGTGTACTTGGCTCTGGCCATCAGGAACTCAGTAGGGCTGCGAACTCGTTGGTGGATTTCTGCTTATTGCCGCCAATGATCCGCGTGCGGCTGGCTGGGTCCAGACCCAGCATCGAGCCGAACGTGACCATCTGGCGCATCGCTTCGTTAGCCGCAGTCAGCGCCGGGTTTTTCACAGGACCGCCGGTGGCTCCAGCCACCACGATGCCGTGGGCGATAACCGATTCTTGTGCCCTTCGCCAGTTGCCGTAGGCAGAGCAGAACGCCTCGACGTTGTGCATGTCGGTCAGGGCAAGAACCTTTGCCCGGAGCAATTCCGGAACCAGCATTTCCCATACCCTGGTGGCGTGTTCGCACAGCCATTCGGGCGCGTCGACGTTCGTCACCAGGGCGAAATCTGGCTCGTCCTTGTTCAGCTTGCGCTTGCCGGGATTGCCGGCCAACGCCTTCTGGGCCGTGGGTTTTGGGCGACGGCCGGAGCGCCCGGCAACCCCTGGCATCGGCGCCTCCATTAAACTTTATATTTCGCGGGTGTAAAAAAACGACTGAGGGCGCGGTGTCCGAGCGAAAGGGCCTGAACTTTTGACCCTCCCCTCCCCATAAACGAGATTTCGTCTCACTTTCGCCGATTTCGATCATTTTTTGATCGTTTTCGACTCCCGCTGCGTCTTCGCCTTGTGGCAGTCGCGGTTGATAGCCCGAAGGTTGTCGTCATCGTCGGTCCCGCCGTGGGCAAGGGCGACAATGTGGTCAACCTCCTGTGCTTCTCGGATGCGGCCAAGCTGGGCACAGTCGTCACACTGGCACAGGTACTGATCTCGCTTCAGGATTCGCTCACGCTTGCGCCGCCAAGGGCGACCACCACGGCCTGACCCCTTACGTGTCGCCCAGGCCTTTGCCTGCTCGGCAGCCAGGTCGGCATGGCCATCGCAGTGGCCATTGGCATTGCGGTGCAGAGCACGACAGCCCTGGGCCCGGCATGGCCGCTGAGGTCTCAACGGCATGGCGCGCCACTCAGGTAGGTCTGCGGTGGCGCATCAGGATCGACACCGCCTTCATCTGCCAGGGCTTCGATCAGTGCCAGGTTCTGGCTTGCGATCGTCTCCAGCAGACCGGTCTGTTTCTCTGCCTGCTCCAGAATCTGCTGGAGCAAATAAATTACTTGCTCGTTCACGCGCGACCCTCATCCACTTGTTGATCCACTCGCGCCGAGCGGCGCATCCGCTGCAGGCCATCAGTCCACCCGCACAATCTTGGCCACGTTCCCTTTTGCCCTGCACACCAAGATGGCGGCCAGCAGATAGAACGCAGTGTTAAACCAGGATGCATCGGCGAAATCGTCGTGCATCACCATGCGGCCAACGAGGCTGACGCACTGCATGCCCGTCACAGCGCATGCCGCCCACGCCATCAGCGATATGCCCAGCTTGTAGCGGGCATCTGGATACGGCCGGTATCGCAGCCCGATCATCACGAAGATGACGGCGCATAGAGCGGCCTGGATAACGGCAACCATTCAACCCTCCTTCCTGGCTCGCAGGCGGAAGACCCATTGCAGCCAGGTAGGCATGCGACCGGTCTGCATCCACTCCAGCAAGCCAGAGAATGTGACGACGCAGAGCACGCCGCATACGAATGCGCTGAAGCCAGCGGTCTGGGTCCAGGCCCGGCCCATCAGCTCGGCTGCACCGAAGTAGCCGCCGATCCAGCCAGCCAGTAGATAGCCAACACGGCGCCAAGTGCCGATGTCCTTGGCGAACACCACGTAAAAGAAAGCCCCGCCGAACGCGCCGACCAGTGCGGCGAGATCCAGCTGAGGGAATGCAGCACCCAAGCCGACGCTGGCAAGTACGCCGGTCACTGCGAGGGCGCCGGTACTTGGCTCGGCCATAAGCACTGCTCCATAAAAAAGCCCCGGCAATTGCCAGGGCTTTGGGTTAACCACCTGAGGTTTAACTGTCTTTCTTTGCGTTGGTGCCGAACGCCGTAGCCACATTTTCTGCGGCTTTATCATCGTTCAAAATTTTGTGACCCGCGTACAGAAGGCCAACGACTGCAGCCGCTCCTACTGCCAACTCGACGATTGGATTATCAATTTTTACCGGACCGACTTCGATGAGCTTGTCTACGAACCCGCCAACGCCACCGCCTAGCAAACCTTTCATGGCCACCTCCACAGTCTGTGATGGCCAAAGCATATCACCTAATACGACAAAGCCCGACACTGTGGCCGGGCTTTCGGGTGTCAGTCCTCAACGTGCGCAGGAATGACAGGATGGCGTTAATTTCTCTCACTCTCTCACTGATGTCAATAGGCAATTATGCAGCGTCTTTGAGCAGCAGGCCTTCCGCCTCAAGAATCGCCCGGACCTCTCTCAAGGAATCGTTGATCATGCCGTCCAGTTTCTCCTTGATTCCGGAACGCCAGCGGTAGCGCGTAGGCTCCGATGTGGCGTCCAGATCCCAGGTGTTCATGTCGTAGAAGCTGTCCGGAAGAATGATCAGATCCTCGGCCAGAGCCTCTGCCTTTTTGCGTTCAGCCTGGCCAGCGGCCAACGCTGCGTTGACCAGGTTCTCGCGGCGCCATTCAGGAGCATCAAGCGGGATATCAACCGCAACCGAGCGAGGTCCCTTCCGGCGCGCCCCTTTGAGCTTCGGGATGGCCCAGATTGTGACGGCCTTGTAGATGAACAGCTGAGGCGCCGGGCTGGCAATCAGCGGCGCTATGGCCGTGATCCCCTGCAGCCGCTTTGCCTTGTTGGTGGCGTACTTCGCATTAAGGGCGTTCCAGTGGCGAGGAATGAGCAGGTGGTGGAGGCGCGCAGCCAGCCAGTAATCAACCTGAGCCCGGTCAAAGCCGCCTGACTGGCCTCCCAGCGAAGCCAGGCAGCCGCCTTCCTCTTCCGCCGACTTGTAGAGCTTCTGCCATGCCTGGCCTTTCGCAGCGCCTTTCTCTCCTGCCGCCAGAGCGGCAACTACTGCACCCGATACGCTGTTGTAGATCATGTCCTTCCCCCTCAATCACCGGTGTGGTTGGTGCCGCCGGCGCCGCGCCGGTTGCTTGCCTGATATGTAGCCTCAGGCCCGGATGCCTGAGGGTTCTTCAACTGCTCGATCTGCCGGAGCGCGGCCTGCAGCCTCATGCTGAGCTGAGTTACCAGTTCATCCAGGGCCAGGGCCTCGCCTGTTGCAGCCACCACCCAGCCAGAGGCGTTGCAGTGGTCGCATGGCAGTTCGTGAAACACGCCCTTGGTAACCGCTCTCCCACGGCACAAAGGGCACTTGTCCAGCTCGATCACGGCCTTCTTGAAGGCTGGGCCGTGGTTTTTCCTCATGCCGGCACCTTGAACAAGTGACAAATCTCCTCAGCGTCAAGCTTCGGCACCTCGTCGCCGCGCAGTGGACGCAGGTGCTGCGGATCACAGCCGGCCAAGTTGCTGATCACCTTGCCGCCCTCGGCGTTACGCACCAGGTCTTCGCCGGTGACGATCCAAAGGCCAGGGGCATCCGCATCGAAGTAACCGTCCTGGCGGAATACGGAGCCGAACGGCGGCACGAACTCCACCAGCTCGACCGATCGACCGATGTTCTCGGTCACGCTGAACGCTCCGGTGATCAAGGCGAGGTCGCCCGCTTTGAGGTTTTGAGTCATTTCGAATCCTCGCTAATTACAAATGCGGTAAGGTCGTTCGGCGCCACGGCTGCTGTGGCCTCTGGCGAATTCTGCGAAATTTCAGATAAGGCCTTGGTAAGGCCGTGGATGGCTGCGAATCCAATCTGATCAAGCCAGGCGTGCCACTTCTCCAGGGCTGCGCGACGCTGCTGCATGGCCTGGGTGTGGATGTAGGTGCTGGCGATCTTGCCCAGCGTGTGGTTCAGCAGCATCTCGCCGATGTGGCCGTCTATGCCGAGGTCGGTCCAGGTGCTGCGGGA